GCGTCAATCGCAAGGGCTAGGCCATGACCACCACCCTCGATATCGCGAACCGCGCGCTTCAGTTCTTCGGCTCTCGGACCAACATGTCCTCGACCGAGTTCGCGAATCAGTCCTCCAATGAGGCCATCCAGACTCAGCTCATCATGTTCAAACTCCGTGATGAGTTGATCCGGATGGCCCCTTGGGATTTCGCGACTGCTTACGCGAGCCTCACCTACATCTCCTCCGTTCCGACCTCCCCCGAGAACACCGCCTCGGGCCCGCCTCTGTGGGCCCCAGGCCTCCCTGCCCCGCCCTGGGCCTACGAATACCAATACCCGGTGGACTGCCTGCGCGCGCGCAGCATCATCCCCCAATACACCGCCCTGGCCGGTGGAGTCCCGATCTATCCCCCGGGGACCGCCACTGGTGCGGCCCAGATCGGCTACACCGGACCGGCGCTGAAGTTCAAGGTCTCGAGTGATAAGTTCTTCGGGGTCACTTCCGCGGCAGTAGCCGCAGGCGGGACCAACTATGCCGTCGGTGACCTCATCACCCTCCAACAACCCACCTACTCCTTCACCCAGTTCTACCCCCCGCTCACCGCTACGATTCCCTCGCAGAGCATCTCGATGCCGGTCGGGGCTCCGGCGGTTCTTCAAGTCGCAACCGCCCCTGCCGGGGTGGTCGCGACCGTCACCGTTGTCAATCAGATCCTCGGCGAGACCGACTCCGCTGGGACTCCAATAGGAGGCTCCTACTATGCCCCGCAGACCAACCCACAAGCGCAAGGCTTCTCGTCCGGTTCGGGCACGGGGGCAACTTTTAACCTTACCTACACGCCGGCCGCTGCCCCACAACGCGTCATCCTCTGCAATCAGGAGCAGGCGATCCTCTGCTACAACACACAGATCACCGACCCGAACGTGATGGATCCGCTTTTCCAAGATGCTTGGATCGCGATCCTCGCTGCGCGGCTGACCTTCCAACTCTCCGGCGACAAGGCCCTCGCGAACCAAGCAATCGTGATCGCGAACAAGGTCGTCGAAGAGGCCCGGAAGGTCGACGGCAATGAGGGAATAACCGTCAACGATGTCACTCCGGACTTCCTCCGCATCCGCGGCGATTGGGGTGGGCCGAATTGGGAGTTTTCACCGAATATGTCGTTCGACTGGGGGTCGTTCTACTCGCCCTACTAAAAAGGAGATAAGAATGTGGGAAGCAGTATGTTGTGGTCAGAAGATGCGAGATATGGGCGAATGGCCAGTCCTTGTTCGGCTAGCCAAATGTAGTGAGCCAGATGAGAAAGGTATTATAGATGTTACAGAAGATGGTGAAGGCCGTGCAATACTTCACCGCTATCATTGCTTAAAATGCAATACATACATAGCAAAACTCTAACTAGTCCGTACTGATGGCCCAGCCCTCGATCCAAACCTCTTTCGCATCTGGCGAGTGGGCCCCGAAGCTCCGCGCGCGGGTCGACGTCGCGAAATACCGCACGGGCGCGGCGCTCTTACGCAACTTCTACGTCGACTTCGCCGGAGGTGGAGCCTCGACTCGACCCGGGACGGAGTTCATCGCCCAGGCCGGGGCCAACGGGGCCCGGCTGATCCCGTTCCAGCCCTCATCCAACGTCTCCTACGTCCTCGAGTTCGGGAACTTCTACATCCGCTTCTACTCCAATGGCGCTCAGGTGCTATCGGGCGGGATCCCGTATCAGATCACCTCCCCCTATGCCGCGGCCGATCTCTTCCCGAATCAAACCACCGGCAACCCAGGGATCAAATTCGTCCAAGATGTTACCTCGCTAATAATCTGCCATCCGAACTACGCGCCGCAGATCCTAACCATCAACTCCCCGACCAACTGGTCCATCACGGCGATCAGCTTCCTTCCGACTTTGAGCCCCCCGCTCAACCCTAATACCACTACCACCCTTGGTGCTGGCTCTTGGCACTATGGCTATCGCATCACCGCCGTTGATCAATTCGGGCACGAGAGTCTCCCCTCTGAGGTTGCCTTGATCGATAGCGTGCTTCCGCTCGAAAGCACTGCGGGGCGAATAGGCCTCACTTGGAATCAAGTCTTCGGCGCTACGAGTTACAACGTCTACAAAGCCCTCGGCCAATTAGGAGTGGTCATTGCCGATACTTCCATGTTTGGATTCATCGCCAACGTGGCGGTAGATTCGTTTGTTGATTCCCAACCCGGCGTGACGCCGGATATGTCGCAGACCATTCCGGTTTTCAACAATCCATTTGCTGGCGGGGCCGTCACTGGCGCGAGCGTGACAACTGCCGGGATCTATACCTCCGTCCCGACCATAACAATCGCCGCGCCCACCTTGGGCTACCAAGCCTATGGCTACCCCTCCTTGGGCGTGACCGTCGCGGTCACCAACGCGTTGATCCTCGCGAACCCCTCTGCCCAGAGCCTGACCGGGCTAATTCTCAATTTTCCTAATGGGGTCGTGCTCTCGGTCCTGACCTCCCACAACACCTCTGGGGCGAATTACCAAATCGATACCGTTGCGATCACCAGCGCGGGGAGCATCACTGCTGGTCCCGTCCCTGCCTCTGGGACCCCTGGGCCAATAGGCCCACCCCCGGGCGTGACTTACGTCTCTGGTTCCGTCACTCTGACCTGGGGCGTGACCGCGATTGTGATCCAATACGGTGGCACAGGCTATACCGCCCTGCCTGGTATCACCTTCTCCTCCGGCGCAGCCGTCGCGGTCACGATCATCGGCGCAGCGGGCAACCCAGGGGTCCCTTCGTTTTTCCAAGAGAGACTCGTCCTCGCGGCCCAAGTTGAGGCCCCGCAGACTGTCAATCTCTCCAAGCCAGGGGATTTCTTTAACTTCAATTACACCATACCGAGCGAAGACGACGACTCAATCACCGCCCAGATCATTGGCGAGGAACTAAACGATATCCGCTGGCTGGTTCCGGTGTCGACTGGTATCATCGCCGGGACCGGCCAAGGCGCTTGGCAGATCAACGGCGGAGGAGGGGTCTCCTCAGCATCGCCGATTACTCCCGCGAACTTCTCCGCTCAGGCCCAGGCCTTCAATGGCACGACCGATATCCAGCCGATCAAGATCAATCTCGATATTCTCTATGTGACTAACAAGGGCAACTACGTCCGGGATTTTGCCTTCAATATCTACGCCAACATCTACACTGGCTCGGACATCTCGACGATTTCCAATCATCTCTTCTTCGGCTATCAGATCGTCGATTGGACATGGGCCGAGGAACCGTTCAAGACCCTATGGGCCGTTCGCAACGATGGGATCATGCTCTCGCTAGGGTACGTGAAGGAGCAAGAGCTAATCGGCTGGGCCCACCATGACACCGACGGGCAGTTCCTCTCTGTAACTTCTGTAATTGAGAACGTCAATGGCAACACAGTCGATGCGGTCTACGTCTTGGTTCAACGCCTTATCAACGGCTCGTTGGTACAATATGTCGAACGGCTGGCGGACCGATTCTTCGCCTACGGCTATGAGGACTCCTGGGCCGTTGATTGCGGACTCCAAACCAACCCCAGTTCTACCATCAGCACCACCCTCACCATTACCGGCAACGCCTCCGCTATCGGCAACACTGTCACCCTTACCGATTCGGCTGGAGCCCCCTTTACCTCCGGTATGGCCTCCGGGAACTTCATCGTCCGGGCCGGTGGAGGAATCTACCAGATCACCGGCTTCACCTCGACTTCCTCCGTCACCGCAGTTGTCCAACGTGTTCCCCGACTCCTCGACCCCTACACCTCCGTTCCCTATCCCGTCACCGCTCGTTACACCATCTGGACCCCCGTCAACACCGTCTCGGGGCTCACCCAATTGGTTGGCCAGACTGTTGTCGGCGTTGTGGACGGTACCCCGGTCGGGCCCCTCACGGTGAGCGGAGGTGGAAGCGTCTCCCTCGGCATGACCGGGACCAAGATCACCCTCGGCCTCGCCTTCCTCCCCCAGATGCAAACCCTTCCCCTCGATATGGGCGAACCCACCGTCCAAGGGAAGCGGAAAAAGATCACTGGTGTGACCCTTCGCGTAGCGGACGCCCTCGGGCTCCAGATCGGGACCTCGTTCGCCAATGCGGTCGCGATGAAGGACTTCATCCTCAACAATGTCGGGACCCAATCCAATGGGGTCGTGACCGATCTCATCTCCGGTGACGGCCGGACGATCATCGACCAGGTCTGGCAAGAGGCCGGGAACTATTGCATTCAGCAGAACCTCCCGTACCCCGCGACCGTCCTGGGCGCGATGCCAGAAGTCACAGTCGGAGACACTCCGAAATGATCTCCTTCAATCGGCTATCCCGAATCGAGGATTGGTCCGATGTCCTCGCGAGGAGCCCGGAAGGCCGTCTCCCAGGCTCCGATCATACCCTCCGTCAGCTCCTCCTTCGGAGCGTGATAACCTGGGTTGGGCGCTATGACGGCGAGATTGCCTGCGTTTGGGGGCTGGTCCCTCCGACTCTCCTCTCGGACAAGGCCTACCTCTGGTCGCTCATAACCGATCTTGTCGAGGAGCATAAATTCCTCTTCGTGAGATATTCCCAAATCGCGATTGAGCTCCTGTTGGAGAAGTACCCCACGATCATCGGCTCGACCGATCCGGGGCGGGAGAGCACGATCCGATGGCTGAAATGGCTTGGGGCGGAGT